ATTCAAAGATTTTCATGGAACGCAATCTGAAATAACATGTGCGGCTGTGGGAATTCCTCCAAACGTGGCGTTTTCTCTTTACAACGATTCATTCAGCGCATCGAGAGCTGCAACAAAAGATTGGGACCATACAATTGATGTCAGAAGGGATGAATTTGTTTCTCAGTTCTACAACTACATTTATAAATTCTGGTTGTACACTGAGATTTTGAAAAACAAAATTCAGGCTAAAGGATATTTGAACGCAAAAGCGTCTAATAATTGGATGATTGTTGAGAGTTATGAAAATGCAAGGTTTACGGGGCCTCATTTCCCTCACATCGATCCATTAAAAGAGGTGAATGCAGAACGCAAAAAACTAGGTTCAAGAGCAGATTCTATTCCGCTCACTACCGTTGAGCAAGCCACAGAGACATTGGGAGGTGGCGATTCGGATTCTAATCTGGAGCAATTTGCGGAAGAATTAGAGATTGCAGAAAATCTCAAAATAATTGTTCCTGAACCAGTTAGCGAACCTATCCCCCAAGCTTAGTTCGTTTAATTTCTGGATAGCTATTTATGACAGCTTTCAGATGCGGTTTCATGATTGCGGAAACTGTTGTCCCCTCGTTTTTAGCGATGTTTTGCAACTTCTCTTTTACAGAAGATGGAACACCCGTTATTGTTACTGTTTCAAAATCGTTTTTAGCCATAATGCGAAGATAAAAAAAATCTATAAAAAATAGATAAAAAAAACACGACACACGGTAAACATCTAATTTAGTCGCAATATGAATGAAATTCTATTGTACGGACCAATTTGGAGTCAATCTACGCGTCAGTTTATGCTTGACATGCAAATGATTGACACTGAATCCTTAACTATCAGAATCAATACTGATGGTGGATCTGTTGAAGATGGGTGGAGCATCGTGACTCGAATTGCAGAATTCGAAGGAAAAAAACTCGTTAAAGTTGACGGTAGAGCCTATTCAATGGGCTGTTGGGCGTTGCTTTATGCAGACGAAACAGAGGCGGTTGATCAAATCGTGAGTGACCAAGATGAAATTACAATTACGCAGGCAGATACGTACGTTCCGGGCGAACACGCTGACGAAAGTGCTACAATTACAATAACTCCAAGCGAGAGCGCTACTGATCGTGAAATGTCTACGGATCCGTATCTATGGCAACCGGACGCGTCAGATTCACGCTGGAACCTTGCGCAATGGAATGATCTCGTTATAAGTGAAAAGTAGAAACTCGCCTGCAATAAGCGTTGTCGTCACGGACGTTGCGCGAATAGACTTTTCTCCGAAGTTCGAAACGTAATCGAATAATGTTTCGTCGTCTAGGTTTTCAATTCCCACTGTCTTGACTGTTGCGAACTTTGAGAACGTGTCACCTGAAACCTGACTTGCTACGGCCTCCACGGTGAACTGATCCACGCTAACCCAAGTAATTTGGCGTACAGCGTTTGATCGCGTGCGATTTACAATATAATCACCATCGACAAGACCGTGAGCAGTACAGTTGATCGTCGTCGAAGTTGTGCCGGCCTCTGTCGTATCCGTTGAGGAATTATCGTCCAAGTAAACAGAGAGATTTTTGAATGAGGATTTTAAGATCCATTCGCGAACTGCGTTATCCCCCTCAACAACCTGTGAATAAAGCGAGGTGCTAACTTTCGTACCACCACGAACTGCTTGTCGATTTTTAAGTTGGCTCGTATCAACATTCACGACAAGTTTGTTGAAATTGTCCGACGTGTCCGTAAGCGAAAAAGGTGCCACGTTATTATCTTTATCGAAAAAGTGAATATCTTTATCGTAATCAACGTACCAGTAGTAGGCAACGGCGTTCGCAAGACTTTGCATGAAGATTGTCGGCTTTTTGAATGAAGCGCGTGCGTCTTCTAGCGCAAAGGTTGATTCAACATTATATGCCGTGAATGATCCGTCTGCTGTGACACGAAGATCGTCAATCAAAATACTAGACGTTGCAGTTTCCGTGAAAGTAAATTTGAGATGCGCAAGCAATACCCAGTTTGGTGTACCGGTAATTGTCATGAGTTTCATCGGGATCGAAACAAAGTGCCAGTCTGTATCTAGTTCGGTTATGAGATTATGCGACGCATAATTTATAGAGTTGCTTCCGATCCTTAGGTTCGTTGTCAGCGCGGTAGATGACGCTTTCTTATACCAAAATGTCACATAACCTTTGATTGGAGTTCCTGCTGGGATTCCTGTATATTCAGAGATGTCGATTGCAGTAATTGTCGAAGTCATCGTTGCTGTCCCTGCACTATATGTCCAACCAAAATTAGCACACGACGTTCCTTGAATAAAATCTGTTCCTTCACGTGTAGGATTATTTCCATCACTTGCTTCCGTCCATACCGCCTGAATCGCAGCGTCATCTGCATAATCCATGTCATCTAGTTCGTGATTGTAGTTGATCGTTGTGTTCAAGAAGTCGTTGATAATGTATTGACAATCAGCGTCTGTCCAAGAATCGTTGATTAGTTTTTTATCAAAGATTTTTGTGTAATCCGTTCCGGAACATTTATACTCAACGTCCGATAAGAGCCACGGATTTTGTTTTGTGACGCTCGAGAGTGTGCCACCGAATATCTTTTTTCCAGCAAGCAGTCCAACGGTACGCCCATAAACATAAAAACATAAGTCCCGAGTGGATGAAGAAATCCAAGAAGAAGTATAGGTCACATAGTTTCCGGCGTGCGTTGGAGAAGTTGTATCGATTGCAATACTGATATAATTTGAGACATCTGAAGTTGTTCCAGTCATGTCAAAGACGATAAAATAATTCGTTCCGTCTTCAATAACAATTCGATTTGTACCGGAAAACGTAAATTCTTTTAGCGAACGACCAACGGAACCAATAGAGGCTACGTCATAGGCGTCTGATACCGCTAAGGCGCTTCCGGTGGGTTTTGCGTTTACTCCAAAAGTACCAGAGCTTGCGTATAAACGCGCATAGCAACTTCCAGTTGGTGATCCGGTTCTTCTCAAATAAAACTTTGCGCTGGATATCGTTGATCCGTCGCCGGTCATCCCTTGGCCGTATGCCTTAATGTTATCGTTGCGAACAATTCCAGCAGTGACATAATTTACTTCCGAATACGTATCTACGACGTGACTAGTTTCAGGGAGTGTATCATCAACAACGATTTGTACCTGTCCCGCGGTTGTATATGGGGCGATTGAAACGATTTGAAAACGCTCTTGTTTTGTTCCACCAACATCAAACCAAATGTATTCACCGACGCGGTACTTATCGAAATCAAAAATGGAAAGTCCGGATCGAAGTGTATCCTTTACGATCAACGTGCTCCCTGAATACGAAACAATTTCAACGCAATCAAAAATCTGCACGTCCTGATTTTCTTCAATAGATGTTGCACCTTTATTCAAATCAAATGTGCAGGTATTCGCCTTGTTTTGAATCTGATCTGTAATCGAAAGCGAATTATCCGCGAGATAGTCTGACTGGTCTGTATTGTTGATGTAAAGTTTCAACATACTACACGATTGCCATATGTTGCTTGAGAACCTGAATGATCGGATTGCCAATCTTTTCTACAATGTCCTCATCATTTAGAACGGTTGCGTAGTTGATGTTGATTGTGATTCCACCGGCTCCAAGAGGCGTGACCGTAGCCCCACGTGGAAGATTTACGAGTTCCGGACCAGCCTCTCCAACGATTGCCGAACCCGACGACATGATCGTTCCGCCCTTTGCGAGCATTGGAACTTGTGGGATTTGGAATACGTTTTTAAGTCCAAGAACACTAGCCCCGGCGCTTGCAACACGGTTGATCATAGCAATCAGCGCATTGACCTTTCCAATAATCCAGTTTATGCCCTCTTTTACAATTCCCTTTGCAACCTCCCACGCAGTCGTAGCAGCGCCTGTGACGGCTTGCCACATACTTGTCCACATATCCTTGAGGGTTGTAATCCATGGTGCAAAAATTGCTGTTAGCGTCGTGACCGCCCAAGTGAATACTGCGCTAATTGCTTCCCACGCCTTGCGCGCGACGCTTGAAATAAGGTTCCACATATCCGTCCAAACCTTAGAAAGAATCGAAAGGAATGTTGCAAACGCGTTATACCAAGCTATAAATCCGTTAATGTAGAAATCAAGAACTTCTTGCAAGACCTGAATAATGTCGATTCCAAACCAGTCGAAGATTGCGATCACCGATCCTACAAGAAACGCGATAAAGAACTCGCAGGCCATTTTGATTCCGTTCCATGTGGCAACAATTCCGTCCCAGATAGATGTCATCACAAGAATGACAGAATCCTTTGCAACCGTGAAAGCGATTACAACACTATTCCAAACGGCCGTGATCGTAGGCCATAGTGTTTGAAATAGATCAATCCAGTGTTTTACGCCGTTGATAATAGCCCAAATTACAACTCCAATTGCAGCCCCGGCAGCGATAAATGGTATAAGTGGGGCAGCCGCACTCCATATCGCAACAGCAAGCGCAGCGACGGCGGGTACAAGCGCACCTGCGATGGCTCCAGCGACGATATAGATTACAACCTGATATTTTTCCAACCATTCTACGATATTTTGAACCGTAGAAATTAGTCCATCGAGAATTGGTCCGATACCACCTTGTGCGTCAATCCATGCAATAACTGCAGTTGCGACTTTATTTACATATGGCAAAAGCCGTGTGCCAAGTTCGTCTGTAAAATCTCCAAGTCGTTGTTTAAGTTCGGTGATCGGATCAAGTGTATTTCGAGCCAAGTTTGCGAGTGCGTTATCAGAGTTGATTGCGTTCAAAATGAGTGCCTGCGCTCCGGCTACATCTCCGGTCTCAACAAGTCGTTCAATAACTTTCTTTTGGTCTTCTGAAAATGAAATCCCTGTACGAGAAAGAGCCGAGATACCGTTTATCGGATCCTGTAATGCTTTTCCAAGTTGAACCGCAGCACCCGATACATCACCGCCCATCTTCGTTGCCATGTTCAAGAGCGTTTCTGTTGCCATTGGCATTGTTTCCGTTCCAATCTTATTGAACGTGAGCAACATATTTTCCGCGGAAAGAACTTCGTCGTCTGTGAAGTTCGTCACGTTCGCGAGTTCTGTTGCGAGACTATTTACTGCGTCGGCCGTGAACCCAAATTGTGAAGCCCCGGCAGCGAGCAAGGAGTTCAATTCATTTTGAAGTTTCAATTCTTCGCGTCCACTTTGAATGAGAAAAACAAATGCGCCGGCAGCCGCAGCACCAATCGCAAGAAGTCCGGCAGCGAACGCAGCGGAGGCTCCTGTGGCAAGTTTGAATGAATCGCCAAGCCCCGAAACTTTGTCAGACGATTTTTCCGCTTCTTCGGATACGCCAGAAATCTCTTGCTGAACTTTCTTTAGGTTCGCAGTCGCTTCATCAACCATTTTGACGATGATGTCGATATTTGTTTCTGCCATACTTATCTCATTTTTGGACGGAACTTAGATTTTGGCTTTCCTTTTTCGTTTTCCTTTTTATTCTTTTCCCCCTCATATTGAAGAACCGCGATGAACTTGGTGATCCGCCGTGAATCCTCTTTCCACCAGTCGAGACCAAACTTCTCGCTCATGATGAAGTCCAAGTAATCCGGATCAGACCCCTTGCCGTTCACGGCTAGGCGCAAGGAGTCTAGGCTTTTTTTTCAACCTGTGTGAGTGGCATGACGCTTTCAACAATCTTCTTTAGCGTTCCGACTTCTAGTTTCTTGATGTTCTCGATCGTGATCGGCAACATACCGTTCTCATCTTTTGCGCTCCATTCTTTTATCAACTGAACAAGAAAAGTCGCTGTTTTCTCAAGGTTGTTTCCGTCTGACTGTTCAAATTGTGAAACGAATCCGAATGAAAGTTTGGCCGGAATCTTTACCCAGTCTTCATCTCCCATGTCGATCGTTTGAAGGTCGTTATCATTTACAAAGTTGAGTGACATATTGTTGTTTTTGTTAAAGGGGCGAGCCACTTGACCCGCCCTTTTATTTAGTAATCAGCGATACTATTGCGTAGTCGAACATGAACTTCACGTTCGTCGTCCGCGTCCCAGTAAGCACTAAACTCCAAGTCCTCTGTCACGAGATCGTCTTTTCCAAGTTTAGGAGTGAATGGATTGAAACGAACATCAGGAAAGTCGAATCGCAACATCTCTTTTTCCGCAGCGTCACGTCCACCAGAGAAAAAGATTTTGTCAGGATTGTCCGTAGCTGTGACGTTTCCTGCTCCACTAGAAGTTGCTGTGACTCCGGTGAGTGCGGCGACCGCAG